ATCTTCGCCGAGTTTGAGTGCTTTCACGGCCGCCGCTGGCTTGGAGCCGCTCTCGATGAGGTCTTTGAGGTTCTTGACATTCTTTTCCGCGATTTCTGCCTTGACTTTGGTGCGCTCGGTCAGCTCTGGGATTTCTAGGTCGAATTGGATGCCATAGCCGAGGCCACCTGTGATGCGGTCGAGTTCGTGTTGGAATTGGTTCCAGAATGAAAGAAGTGCCGGGTAGACGCGTCGCTTCGTGAATTGGTGGTCGCTGAGTTCGGCGTTGTCATATTTGGCGGATGAGTCGTCGCCGAGGATGAAGTTTGAAACGCCATAAGCCTTGTTGAGGCGGTCGTTGATGACTTTCACGATCTCGCCGATTGCTTGGCTGTTATTGTTGCCCTGAATGGTCTTGACCTCGATTTGGTCGGCGGTCTGGCCTGTTTCTGGGAGCATCTGTCGCCATGCATAGACGGTCTTGTTGCGATTTGCCGCGCCCTTGAGATTGTGTTCGAGTTCATAGCGGACTTTGCGATAGTTGTCCTCTGTGCTTGCCGTGATGAATGTGATGGTGGCCGGGACTGCGCCATTCTCGAAGTAGGCTTTCTGGAATTGCGCCACCAAATCATCGACCTGCGCATAGATTCGGACGGCTGATGCAGGGCTGACGCCTTGATTGAGGTTGTCTGGATTGCGACTGAAGCGGAGCGTCATGACCTCGTCGTCGTATAGGCGGATGGTTTCGCCGTCGGCATTCTGAACTTGCCAATAGTCGAGGCCTGTGCCTGTGCAGACTTTGGAGTAGCTCGGCAGGATGGTGTAGCCGATGAGGCTGTTGCCTTGCCAATGCGTGTGAATGTAGAGCTGGTCTTTTGTGAGCCATGTTGCGAACATCGCATCGGCGAAGTCGACCCAGCCCATGTCGTCATTTGGGTCGTCGAGCAGATTCAGCTCTGGTGTGCGACTGCGGTCGAGTTTTGCGCCATTTCTGCCTACGCCATATGGCCGGACGGTTTTCATTTCGTCGATCATTGGGCGGACTTGTGCGAACACGTTCTCATAATCTGAGCAGATTGGCGATAGGTAGAGCTGATTGCGAAGCTCTTGTGCCACTCTGCCTGCTTTTCTGGCTCGATTGTAGTCGAGGAAGCGTTTAATCGGATTCATTTTGGAGTTCTGCCTTTACTTTCTTGATTTTGCGTGTGGTTTTGGTTTCTTTTTTCTCGTTTTTGCCGTCTGATTCCGCTTCTAAGAGGCTTTTGACATCATAGGCGAATGTTTTCCCGTCTGTGACGAATGGGAGCCTTGTAATGCCGTTTTCGACGGCCTTGGCGATGAGCTTCTCGCCCTCACGAGTCACGAAGCTGACCTTGCGGACGAATGCCTTTGCGTTGAGGGCTTCTTTGATGGTTTTTTCACCCCATTCTTTGCGCGCTCCGCATGTTGGGCAGTCCTGATAGACGATCATGATTTCTTTAGGCATTTTCGAGTCCTCCTTTTGTCAATTTCTCGGCGAGTTGCTGCTCGTAGGCTCGCTCGACCGCTTTCACGGTTTCTTCGCCGCCGATGAGATAGGCGACTAGACGGCTCTTGGCTGGCGTTGGGCATTTTGCGAGATATTCCAGCACGAATGCTTCGTCATTTGGGAAGCATGATGCGATGATCTCGTCTGCTTTCTTTTCCGCATCCGCTCCGCCTGTGTATTGGATGCGACCGAGGCGGAGTTTCTTTTCGGCATCGAGTTCTGGCTCGATTTCTTTTTCGCCGAATGCAACCGGCTCGATTTTTGTGAGTTTATAAGCCATTAGTGCTCCTTGTTTAATTGCTTTGGAGTCTAGTGGTCTGTCGGTGCGATGCATAAAAAAGAAGCCTCTGTGGGCTTCCTGTGCGCTTAAAAGTCAAATCGTGGTCTTTGGAGGTCGTCGATTGCGTAACGCAAAGCGTCCATCAAGTGATCGTTGCCGTCCTGTGGCTCGTCTAGCGTTTCGCCACTTCTTTTGGTGCGCCATGCATAGCTCAGATATTCGCGTTCGAGGTCTTTGCCGTCATATGCGACCTGCTTCTGCTTTACTCGGTCGATGCCGCGGAGGACTGAGCCTGCGTTCTTGTCTGCGCCCACGATGCGGAAGCCTTGCGCCTTGATTTCTGCGATGATTTCCGGCCGAGCTGAATCCGCCACGATCAGAACGCTTGGGTCGATGCCTGTCGCGCGGAGTTTGTCGCCATATTGCGAGCCGAGCAGCCCTGTCTGATAGATTTTCTGCTCGATGATGATTCCATCCTTGTCTGTCTGCCAAATGGCCACCATGCCTGTTTCGTCGTTGCTGAAGCCAAAGTCGAGGCCATAGCGGATGAGCTTCGCGTTCTTGTAGTCGTCCTCGGTTGCCTTGCGCCAGCCTGAGTAGATGTTGCCCTCTAGTGAGCCGATTTGTCCGAGGCCATAGACTGTCCACCAGTTCGATGGTTTTTCGCCTTGCTTTGGTCGTCGGCTCTCGATCGCGTCGCGAATGCTTGGCGCGAGTGCTTCGTTGTCCTTGTATGTGAGGATGATGAAATCTGCATTGTCTTTTTCGTCTTTGATGAGCTGATGCGCCCAGAACTCGTGCGTCGGGTTGTAGTCGATGATGACCTTGCCTGTGGTGCGGAATGCGAGGTTCTGGAAGGTCTGCAAGTCCATGTCATTCGCCTCATTTACGAATAGCAGGTCGCGAGCTGGGCCGTGCGCGCTCATGTTGTCCACGCTGATGAACTCCAGGATTGTGCCGTTGCCGAATGTATAGATTTTGCTCGATTGGTTCCAGCGTTCTGGCTCCCAGATGTCTGCCGCTTTCATGATTGCCTGGAAGTCACGGATTGCGCCTCGGCTGAGGTGTGGGTAGCTCATAGATGCGACCGTTGCGACCTTGTCTGCATTGGTTTGGCACCATGAAATGATGAGCATCAGCAGGGAGTAAGTTTTCGCCGCGCGCATTCCGCCTTGCACCACCATGTAGCGGTTCTTATTCACGAACAGGGGTTTGAGCTTCTTGAGGCCTGTGGTGGCGTAGTTGTCAGCCATTGTCGCTCCATTCTATGCCGTTGAAGATTGCCTCTAGGCAGTTCACGACGATTGAGTTGCCTGCCTGCTTGTAGAGTTGCGTGTTGCTGATTCCGGCTGCTTGCGCCTTGTCGAAGTCTGCGTCGTCGAAGCCCATCAAACGCCAGCATTCGCGTGGTGTGAGTTTGCGGATGCGGAAGCCGTCGAGCGTTCCCTGGCTGTCGCTGGTTGGGATGGTCTTTGCGACTCCGTGTCCTACTCGGCCACGCCGCGTGGCCGACTGTGGGTAGGCCAGGTCTATGCCGTCGCCGTCCGTGGCGATGTCGAATCCTGTCTTGTTCGCGGTCTTGATTTGTATTGGCTGCTTGTATGTGGTGGCGGTCATTGTGGGTGCAATAGCCTTGTCTGAGTAGACTCCCCCTTTCTGGTGCGGATCGGTTTCGCCTATTCTGATCGGTATGATTTGAGGCTCGGCGATGTAGTTGTCTTTCTGGACGCTTGTCAGGGTGTTTGTGATGCCGTCCTTACGAGGCTCGATTTGCTTCATATCTGAACGCCTTGCTTTTACTTTTCCACTCTCGTAGTCTTTCCTGATTCTCTTAGCGAACTCATTTCGAACGGTTCTAAGTGCCGCTGGCTCTGCCAAATAGTTGTCCTTTTGGACGCTCGTGATGGTGTTCGTGAGGTCGTCTTTGCGTGGTTCTAAATGTTGCATGTTATGCTCCCCTCTGCCGCGTGATGCGACGATGATTGGCTCTTGGTTGCCGCCTTGCATTGTGCTAAGTGTTGCGGCGATTCCTTGTGGATCATAGACTGAACCTGCTTGGTGTTGACTTCCTGGCTTGTCGTAGAGGCCGCCGAGTCGATTGACTCTGCTATGAAGTTGTCGGTCTGCCGACTCCCTGCCCTCGTCGTCACGCTGTGCATCGCTCTCGCTCTCTCTCTCTCGATTGGCTCGAACTTGAAGCCGTTGCCTTTAGCTTTGGCGCGTTCGGTGGATGCCACGAAGCTGGCGACTTGCTCGTCGGTCAAATAGTAGCGTTCTTCGACCCCATCTTCGAGGATGTCTTTGAGCTTGAGTTCGAGCGGTCGTGGCTCTGGTCGCGTGTATGATTTCACGAGCTTGCTCCCTCGTTTAATGCTGAGTGTGAACACTCTCTCTCTGTTCTGTGGGATGCCGTAGTCTTTGGCGTTGAGGATTTGCGTTGCGGAATCGTAGCCCATGTCGCGCATGCGCTGGATGTAGGCCTCGTGATTGTGCTTGTGGCGTTTGCTGAGTAGGTTCTTCACATTTTCCCAGATCACGATGTCGGGCTGGACTTTCTCGACGATGCGGAGCGTTTCATAGAGCAGGCTCGATCGTGTTCCGCTGCCCTCATCGCCTCCAGCGTTCTTGCCTGCCACGCTGAAATCTTGGCAGGGCGAGCCATGCATGATGAGATCTGCTTTGATGTCTTTGTTCCATTTCGTGATGTCTTGTGGCTCGAAATTGGTGCCGTGGATGGCGTTGAAGCTCTTGATAGCATACTTGTCGATTTCGACCGCATCGACGATTTCATGCTCGATGCCGAGATTTGTGAGTGCTTTGGAGCATGCGCCGATGCCTGCGAACAGTTCGAGGACGCGAATCATTTCTTGCCCTCCTGCGTGAGGTCGATTAGTGGTTTCGGTTGCACAGGTTCGACCTCTACTCTTGTGCTGTATTGTCCGCGCATCTCGGCCAGCAGTTTCATGGCTGACGGGTCGCCAGTCTGTGCTTTGCGAATCAGTCCGAAGAATGCTGCGTCGTCGTTCGTGATTGGGTCTTGGAATCCTGCCGCGTGGAGTGCGGCGAGCATTTTCGGGTCTTTTAGCTCCATTGTGGCCACCATTTCGGCAATTTCTCGCATCGTGCGCTTCTGTCTGCGAGCCTTGCCCGATGCTTTACCGCCAGCCGTAGCGATGCGCCGTTGTTCGGTCTTTGTTCGCTCGTTGAGCGGAACTAGGTTGTCGCTCTTGTCTGCCATTCTCTCGCTCCTTTCTTTTGATGTATTTGAGCATGTCGCGCCTCAGCGTGTAGCTCTTAGTTGTTTTTGCGATGTGCCGCGCTTCGTCAATCGTCATTCGGCTGCCTTGATTAGCTCGGCTTTCTGCCCTGTGAACTTTTCCCAGCGTTCGATGATGACGTCAGCATAGTGCGGATCTAGCTCCATCATGTAGCATTTGCGGTTGAGCTGTTCTGCCGCGATCATAGTCGTGCCGCTC